ACTTTTCGATTCCCTTTTATGCGCGACTTGCTACCTTTGAGTGGGAATAGTGTCCACTTTTCTTCTTTATCTTCCATAGCTTTCGCTTCTATTCTAATATTCTTCAATCTTTTAGGTATTTTCAACGTTTTCTTGCGGCAATAGGCGTAGGTTCTCAACGTTCTATTGTTTCCCAGGGTGGTCGCGCAAATTCGCCCCCTTTTCGTCCTGAAACAGTCCTTGTATACCTTCCCTTTGTACTTGAAGGGAAAGATGCATTTTCCTGATTTGACGTGGGGAGAAGTATCGCGCACTCCCTGTGCATCCACGTCTGTTGCAGACATTATATACTACTTCACGATTTTTTTCTCTTAAAGTAGCTCTCGAGGAACTCCTTATCCAGTAGATCATCTAGATGCTTGACGGTCTCGGCAGGTTTCGGTTCGGTTCTCCCGGCGGCGACGGGCCGCATGTTGGTCAGTTCAGGAACGGGCAGATCACGATGTGGAATTTGCTCAGTCGACATATAATAAAAAAATATAAAATTAGTATAAGACGATGAGCGTAAAGGGTGAATTCATGTCATTTTCGCAAGTTAATATCAATGGACGAAGAAGAGAGAGCGGTATCATCGGTGACTTCGACAATGGCACGCTCCGCTATAGGCGGTTCGGTAACCAGCCAGCCCTTTCCCCCGGCCCCATGGCCCTACTGGCGGTCCCTCCGGCTCGACTCTCCCTGGAGGATCAGCTTCAGAGGCTGCTGCCGTCGCGAACACGCTCGCGCCGTAGGAGCTCTCGCGGACGATCGCGCAGCCGGCGGTCGCGGCGCAGGGGATCTCGGCGTGCACGTTCCACACGCTCCAAGCGGACGAAACGGTCAGGGGCACTGGAGAAGACTGTAACGTCTATCCGTCGTTAGCCGTGATTCTTGCTGTGGCGAGCTCTTATTGCATCTATTATAGGCCTATGTGGGCCCTGTAATATCTGTCTTTTCCTGCGAATATACTGTACAACCTTATCTTTATCCATTAGGGAGAGATATGTCTTTGAGGCATACAGGAGGGTGAAGACGCAGTCATCATAGCCTATAGACTCGATATGAAACCCCTTTTTCTCTCTGATGGACTTGATAAACTGGGCAATATACGTGACCTGCTCCGGAAAACAGAATGTTGTTACAACATGTCTCCTGGATGTAGCCTGCGACCCTCCCCAGACCTCGTAGTCAACATAGTGACGCGTACATTTATTTTCTTCGGCGCTCTTTACTAGTTCATAGTTCTTCTGAGTTACATTGCCGGCCTGGCGGAGGTCGTAAGCTACGTCGATCTGATAGGACATTTACATATCCTAAATATTTTTCTAGGGGATCGCCGGAAACGCCAATTACTTGCGCCCCCTACATGATGGGGGAGGTGCGCGGTCCCGCGTAAGACAGCATAAATTGAACGGCTAATGTGGTGCCTATGTGGGGATCAACAACGATGGACACTCTCGAGAAGAATAACCCCCACGAGCGCGACAGCCACATTACCTTCACCGAGGAGGGGCACAAGTATACAATCGACGGCGACTCAGACTACCTGTCTGTGACGACGTGGAACCACAGCCATTTCCCGCATTTCGACCCTGACAGGGTGATTAAGAAGATGAAGGCGGGGCGGAACTGGGAGAATAGCCAGTATTATGGGATGGAGTCAGAGGCCATCAAGAAGCTGTGGAAGGACCGTGGGAGGGAGGCCTCGAAGGCGGGGACAGAGATGCACTACGACATTGAGCGCTTTTACAACGGCCAGCCTGTGGCCAACGACTCCAAGGAGTTCAGCGATTTCCTCAAATTCGACGCCGGGCGAGGCGATCTTATACCTTATCGCACGGAGTGGATGATCTATGACAAGGAGCTGCGCTTCGCGGGCTCGATCGACATGGTATTCGAGAATCCCGACGGAACGCTGCAACTATACGACTGGAAACGTAGCAAGGAAATTAAGAGGACCAACCGCTGGGAATGCGGATTAACGGAGTGCGTATCGCATGTGCCTAACTCCAACTACTGGCTGTATTCTCTCCAACTAAACACTTATAAGGCAATTTTGGAGAGAAACTATGGGAAGAGGGTCACAGATATGTATTTGGTATGCTTTCACCCCACGCGAGATACATTCGAGCGCATTCGCGTGCCAGCGCTACCGGCAGAGATCGATGCCCTCTTCCGCCTGCGGGCAGGGCGCCTGTCCGCGGACAAGGGCTTAGAATCATGATCCTATAGTTGCACTATAATGGATACGACTATTGCTGTGCCTGACGAGATAAACTGGGGACAGGCTGTTTTTGTCCTGGCTAGCCTGATTCCGGCCGCCCTTCTCCTGCCGTGCTGGTGTGTGGCGCGGTTTGTATGGCTGCCTCTCAAAAGGAAGTCTATCGTCGAGACCCGAGTGGCCGTCGCCGCGGCCACTAAGAGGGAGGCCTACGCCCTGGAACGCGCGTCCGACACGCGGGCCGAGAACCGCGGCCTCGCATACAACGTGCTTGTCCAACCGCTGTTAGCAGGCACGGTCATGATGCGCTATTCCCCAAACCTGGCAGCCTTCGAATACTGGACGGACAAAGATGTTTCTTACAAACACCTGGAGATCATAGCCCGCAAATACGTCGGCATGTTCGATTGCGGGCCAGTCTGCATCGACCGCCGCGGGAAGTTGCGGGAGAAGATTCAAAAGCTTGAGGCACAGGTCAAGGTCAACCTCGCCAAGATTGAGAGCGGAGAGGACAAAGCTGAGAGGAAGAAGGCCGAGGACAGTGTCTTCGCCTCCTTAAAGACCTATGGTAAGGGGAATAGCAAAGGTTCGTCGCTTAAGACGAAGATCACAAGGAAAGATGTCGTGGCCGATGTAGCCAACAAGTTCATTAAAAGGGGAAAACTTGTTGATATGAAGGTCAGGAAGAAGGCGCATGTCGAACCAGACGTAGAGAAAAAGTCGCTCAGTTTCGCCGACTGGAAGGCAGAGCGCGCCCAGTCATCTTAGGCCGTCCTAGCGCCGCCGGCGTCGCGATCTCCTCCGCCGCGCCCGTCTTCTCTTTCGCGTGCGGCGTCTCTTGCGCCTCTTTCTCCTCTTGGTCCTTCGTCGCCGCCGCCTAGAGCCACCGTATCCCGGGAGCCCGGAGTCGCCGCTGTCGAAACGCGCCTTCTCGAAGGCGTCGTGGGCTATATTGTCCAGATTGGATTTCGCCTTGACAACCTTTTCGCCTAATCCCACGAAGCTTCCTGCGCTGTCGCCAAGAAGATGACCAAACTTCTCTGCGACCTTAGTCCCCGCCACCGCGCCTTGCACGGCATCGCCTATGGCGCCGGCTGCCACTTGCGAGGCCTGCGTTCCGGACTCGATAAGCTCCGCCCCTACGTCACCGGCCTCAGGAACCACCCCGACGACCCCTGCTAGCGCGTCAGCGCCGACATCTTGGCCCGCGAAGACAGCTGTCTCGAGCCCTTCTCCTACGACGGGTCCCTCTTTCAGCACAGCTTCCTTGGCAGTGTCGACGCCCACTTTTCCCACCGATTCGAGGGCACCTAGAGAGCCCTCAGTCAGCTTGTTTATCGTTCCAACTGTTCGTGGGTCAGACACAAGATTTGTGATAGTGTCACCGAGGACGGCGGCTTCCTTCCCCGGCTTCATGCTGCCCAGGGCGCTTTTGCTAGAGGCGCCAAAAATCTTTCTTTTGTATTTATTAGCTATCCGGGCCAAGTCCTCCGAAGCTAGTGCAACTGTTCTACTCCGACCCCGCTGGCTTCTCCTCCTTCTTCTTCTTCTTCTCCTTCGCCCTCCTCCTCCTCCTCTTGACGACGACCCTTTTCTTCGTCTTACTCTGCCCATCTGGATATATAAGAGGCCTATTTTTTTTTGCCCATGCGATGAAGCCAGTGCTCTTCGGTAGATTGAAGGAGGAAGCTAAATACTCCTCGGCGATAGCGCAGCAAAGTGTCTCTTCCGGCGTGAAGTGTGCTCGATAGGCGTCCTGTTCCTTTTGCATCCTTATGTGCTACAGACGTGGCGACTGCTGAAGTCAATTTATGGGGTGCTTTTGCGAATCGTGCAGATAAAACCCGGTAACTGTATATCGGGTCGCGCGAGAACCTTCGTCACCTGGGCGTCGACCTGGTATCCTATTCGCGCAAGGTAGGCAAACAGAATGCCTATGTCCTTAAAGCAGAGGAGATCGCAGAGGTTCCGAGGATCAAGTATCGCGTTGATGCAGAAGGGCCGCGTGCAGCAAGGCCCCGGCTGGTCGAAGGGGGAGAGCTTCACCCGGTTGAGAATGCGAACGATACGCCTGAGGGCACCTCTTGGGGGGAGAGGCTCGATGGTGATGATTTTTTTGTAGCACTCCAGCCCCTGGTCGAGCCTCGTCTCTACGCGTAACTGGTACATACTTATCGTGCTCATAAAAAATTGAACACCGACACCCTCCGCTAGCCCCAGAAAAAGCAATGGAAACAGAGAGAACTAGTCAACCAATCTACCGATATAAACTGGCAGCTGGGTTCCAAGAAGAGCTCAGGGACTTTGCACAGGCGAACAAACACCTCGAGGCACACGCAGCCTTCCGAGACGCATGGAATATCTGGGCTGAGGACAACCGTGAGATCCTTGCCCGCGAAATCGGTCGACTGACCGACCTGGGCTACCAAGGAAGTGCAGAGCGAAAGATATACAAAAGCGCTAGACACTACCACCGACTCCGTAGCCAGGACAGACCCGAGCCGAACAAGAGGAGGAAGTATGTTTCCCTGTCTCGTGATATCTTGCACGCAATGGACACACATATTTCGGAGGTCGCCTTTGTGGAGAGCCTACGCCCAGCCGAGGGATACCTCGACTTCCGGCGTTGGGCCTCCTCCCCTGCCCGCCGCCCGACGATCCTTGCGCAAACAGAGGAGTGGCTGTGCCGCGCACATGGTTACACGGCCGAGGATGCAGAAAAGAAGGTAAAGAAAACCTACAAAAACCGCTACTTCAAGGGCCAGAAAACGCGAGCGGAGGAGTAGTAGGTTCCTAGGTATAGAATTTAATATGCCCCCATAGTAATGGACGGAGGTGCTTTTCTCTCCGAAGGGGGTTATGGGTGTGTATTCAGACCCTCGATTCCTTGCAACAAGCAGGATAAACCGAATCCCAACTATGTTACTAAGATCCAGTACGTGGATTTCAGCGCGATGAACGAGGCGCTCATCGGGCAAATCCTCCAGAGGGCGTTCAAGAACAAGCAGGATGGTCCTCTAGAGAAGAACTTTGCCCCGGTCGTGTCAACTTGCCCCGTCGAGACCGCGGAGCTAGATGTCGACGGTCTGAGCCAGTGCACGACACTCCGCAGGCGCCGCACAGAGGACTTTATCCTCATGGATATACGGTACATAGCCGGAAAGGACTTTAATGATTACCTTCTGAGCCTGAGGGACAGCTCACTTTTTATCTCGACCATCGTGGCGTCATACCGCCACCTTCTCCAGTCGCTAGTCCTCCTCGCCGCGGCGAGGGTCGTGCACAACGACCTTAAGAGTCCGAACGTTATGTACGATACTAGAATCCAGGCCCCTATTGTCATCGACTTTGGCCTCTCAATCCCGATTCGCCGCTTCAACAGAAAGAATATGGCTAGATACTTCTACCGCTATATACCCAGCTATTATCTCTGGCCCTTAGAGGTGCACCTGATCAACTACATACTCCATAGGACGCCCAAGGTAACCAGGAACGCACTCCAGGAAATGACTCATGAGTTCACGCGGGCAAATCGAGCCCTCGCCTCCTTCAGCAAAGGATTCAAACGGAGATATGAGGAGTTGTGCGTGGATTATCTCTCTATGTATACCGGAAAACAGGACGAGTCAACTATAGAGGCGATCGTAAGTGCCTCTTGGAGAACCTGGGATACATACGCACTCTCGGTGATGTTCGTGGACCTCTTGGCCCGTGTGACACAGCAGGATTCGGGGTACTTGTCGAACCCTTTCTCTGCCCATATGGCGGAACAGTTGGCCAGATGCCTCGACCCTGACCCCAAACGTCGGCCGACTGCCACGAAGGCCCTGAAGGTCTTCGATAGTTTCTTGTATACCAAAGGGGCCGAGGAGGCCGGCGACTTTGAGGGGCTCGTCACCCATGCGGCAGACAATCTGACCCAAATTAGCCGTTCGATTCACCGCAGTGGCCGTGAGCTTGCAGCGCTCTCGAAGAAAGCCGAGAGGAGACGGTAAGCGCCGCCGCCTCCGCGGCGAGCATGGGTTTATCACGGTGCAACTATGCCCCTTGATAAATCGGTTTGTCTCACCTGCGGCGACGGCGGCCGCGGCGAGATTTGCGGCGACGGCGGCGCGTCTTCTTCCGGGTTTTGCGC